GTGTGGTATGCCGTCATTCCAAAGGTTGTATACATTGGCTGAAAAGGGGTCGATGTTGAAGTCAATTGAGATTATCAGCTGCCGATTTACGTTGTGCACTGTCTTGGAAACATGGATTTTCTCGTCGTATTGGGTGGCGAATGGGTTGGTTACTTCTCGCTGTGCATCCCAGTCGCCGTATAATAGCCGGGCGCGGTCGTAGTCGCTATCCAAATCATTTAACTGCTTCTCGTAAAGCCTTACAAATTCCGGGTCAGGATTATCGAAGACGTTGGCCGCGATGAATGATTGATTTGCTTTTAGGCTTATACGACCCTGTTCATTGGAAACAAAACGATTTTTTACCCAACCAGGCTGTGGGTTTCCAGTAATGTAAATCTTTGGAATAAGCCCGTTTTGATTGAGCTTGTACCTTATTCGTGACCTTACTATGTCGTAGGCTTTCAGGCTTATTTCCGTTGCCTCATCGATAAATACGTCGGTGTATTCCGTTGATCCCAATGACTGAAAATCAGGATCGGAAGGGTATGCAAATAGGTCTTTAAGAATGATTTTTGAGCCGTTCACGAACAGAATGAAATGGTCTTGAGCGTTATACTTGAAATCAATTCCGGCCTTGTACTGCATCTTAGAGAGCACATCAAACAGGGTTACAAGGGTTGATTCCTTTAGGTTTGATAGCTTTGACCGACCAATTAATCCACGCGTTCCGGGGTATTTGGTTCTTCGGTAAACCTGCCAGATGCAGCCTAAGACCGATTTACCGCCCCCAGCGGCGCCACCGTATAAAACCTCGTTCGTGTGGGAATCTTCTAATTTTGCCCACGCGTTTGATTGCTTTTGCGATAGTTCATAGGACACTAATCCTGTGGGGGTTTTATTACCAGAACCGGGGCAAAAATCTGTTTGTCGTCAGATGTTAAGTCTAATTTGTCACCGTATTTTTTAGGCAACATCTTGGAAAGCATCCACTTTCGACTATCAACACGAAGCCTTGACCTTTGAATGTGGTCGTAATTCAGGGTTACATTTCCGTCTGCATCTTCGTAGGTGTCGTTTGATCCGTCGTCTGAAATAGAAAGTATTTCTTCGAAAATTACATCGGCCCTATTGGTCATTGCTCGCGCGTATCGGTCAACCAAGGCGTGTTTTTCAATCCCTTGCAAGAACCCTTGTCTTGTTATAATCCCTTCACACGCAAGCCTAAGAGCCATGCCGTTAGACACGTTCTCAATCACTTTTTCAAAGTCTTCTTTGGGGTAAGTTTTCGGCATACTAGGTCTTTTTTACCTTAAACGATATTTTAATTTCACTACCATATACGTCCAAAGTGGCTGTTTCGTTTTGGAACAATTTACCATTTTGATCGACAAAGTATTCATTAGCCGCCAAATCACACTGATGGGGCTGTTCCTTTCCTTCGGGTATTTCTGGCATTTCGCGGCTTTTAAAAATCCAGAAACAAATATACAGAAGTTTTCTTTGTCTGCGTTTTAAAGGATTAGGAACTACTGTCCATTTCTGACCGTCGAACGAAGAAAAAAGCAATGTGCAAATTTTGCACATTAGTGCTCTCTAGTTATTTTTATCGGGCTAAAGAAGCTCAACCTCCGTATTAAAATCAATTCCATTTTCTTCATCTACAAAAGAGCAATGTGACTGATCACCTTCTACGTTTCCATTCCAAGAACATATTAAACCATTCCCATCATCAAACTGACCTTTTGGGTAAGAATTTAACTTAACCCATATTTTACCAGTTGGTGAATACTTAAACCTTGCGCCTGTTGGAGCGTCTTTAAATTTCATTTTTACATTTTCCATTTTACTGTTGTTTTTTGGGTTAAAATTTCACTTTTAGGTAGTTGTTAATCTCTTTCATAAACTGCTCGACGCTTTTTGGCTGGGCCGTGTGATACCCCTGACTAGTCGCATTTTCTTTAAACCTGATTTGCTCTTTGCTCATTCGGCCCTCAGGTGTTTTTATTTCAAGCCACATGCCCGAAAAGTCCCCGTTATTGTACATGAAAAATAAATCATGCACTCCTTTCATTCCGCCCTCTCTTTTTATTTGCTTTGCCACTATATTGTTTCTTAGGCCACCGTTTGGGATAGCGAAAAGCAAGTACCTGTACTTGGGATATTGAAGCCTGAACCAATTGACGCAGGCGGATTGTAGAGCGTGTTCTCTAGTCATTTTTTTCCTTTTCAGGAACATTTTCAACACTGCCATACTTTTCCAAAAGCGGTTCTACCTCGTCCCAAATATCGTAGCCCTTATCTAAAAGCTCAACGGCATTGTTTAGTTGCTCCTTCACCATTGGCATAAGTGCTGGTATTTTGATTGCATTGTCTAAATTGTATTTAGCATTTTGCAGGCACTCCATAATTGATACACTCATAATTCTTTGTTTTTAATTAGTGATTTTTGAAACAATCCACACGCGGGCCAATTAACCCGGTGATCGTTTTTAACCGAAGCCTTGGCCTCTCCCCGCTTCTCGCATTTGTAGTATGTATTTGAAAATTGGCGCTTATACAAGAACTTGCATCCCTTGCACTTCTCACCTTCTTTGGTTCCGTACAATTTGAGCAGCGGATTCGTTTTGTGCCCACCTGATTTGTTTAGCTCTACATTCCTTTTGCTATTGATTTTATCCTGTTCCGGGTCTACCAGATCAACCCCTCCGAAGATATTACACTGCTCAATCAATGGATTTTTTTCTTTCATGGTAGGTTCGTTTGCCCTCAAATATACCCCAATACCGCCCGTGCGTAAATCCTTTCGACCCTGTTTTTTCGGTAAATTCTCTTCAGATTACCCGCTTCCCAAACCGATGTGAACAGCCCATAAAACCGAATGTATTTCTCAGAAAACTCGCTTTTTTGTTTCATGTTGTGCTCGTGATTCTTCTTGTAGTGGTACAGGCACGTTGGGTTTATGCCGATAACAAGGCCAATGTCTGTGTTGAAGGTCACGGCCTTATTATGAAGGCAAACCATCGCAAAAGCGGCTCTTTGGGCGCAATGCTCCGTATCTCTTGCCTTTGTGTTCAGGTTTACACCTTCTATGCGGCTGCACTTCCAGAATAGCTTTTGCGCGTCCGTGCTCTTGTGGCGGTCGGTGGTTGTGTTATCGCTCATGCTTTCTCACAGTAAGGTTTCAGAACTTTACCCGCTTGCTTGTGCTTAACGCAGATCGTTTTCTGTATGGCATCAACTATTTCAGGGGTTGTTTTTTTCTTGCCTTTTACGATGCTGTTCATCGCTGCAACGGCTATTTCGCATCGTTCGGCAAGGCTTATTATGTCCTCATTCTGAAGGTAAGATTTAGCCATTTCGATGAGTTCGGGATTTAGGATGAGTTTCATATTAAAAAAGTTCTTTTTGTGTTACTTGATTTTCAAATCGTTTTTCGGCTAATTCCAGGTTCTTTTTTGCCTGTTTGAAATAGCTATCTTTTAGCTCAATTCCGATTCCTTTTCGCCCTAGGGATACAGGGCTGTAAACCTCGCTTCCAACTCCCATAAATGGAGTAAGGACAACTTCGCCGGGATTCGAGTAAAGCTCAGTAATTCGATCAATTACGTCCAGTTGCAAAGGGTGCACATGCTTCTCATCGTCCTCTTCTTTCGCGTCCCTAAACGGTAGGACATTGTCTATTCGTATGTCGTCCCATACAGAGGACGCGTATCGCTGCCAAATGTAGTGGCTCAGTTTGTTGGATTTTGGATCCTTGTGGTCGGTAAACTTGGTTTTCAAATATTCCCACAGCTGAGATTCATTTAGCGCCGAACCATTTGCATTATTCCACGCTTTTAGGATATTTGGTAGAATCGGAATATCCCCGAAATACCGATTTAATCCGCTTGAATGGATTACTGGTACTTCGTTTTCTCCTTTTTTTGTGAAAATCAAAATGTAATCCGGCATCGCGGTAAAACATTTGGTAGAATCTTCTACGATGAATTTGTGCATGAGTGATTGAACCATTGTTCTCATTCGTACTTTAAGCGGCTCTTTCCATATGGTTATTCGATTCCTGTACTCAAACCCGTTTTGAACATGAAGTCGGATTATTTCGTGCGGGAAATCCCATAAACGGCATGTGTTGTCAAAAACGTCGGTGCAATGTACAGCCGTAATGCGGCCTTTTTTTGTGACCCTTGATATTTCTTTGATTAAAAAATTGTACTGCTGCAAAAACTGGTCTCGCGTTTCGCAGTTACTCATGTCCCGGTGGTCGGAGCTATATTGATACAACCCGCAAAATGGTGGTGAATATACACTGAGGTCTATGCTTTCGTCTTTAATCGCTGGTAAAACCTCTACTGAGTCACCGCAATAAATTGAATAGTTTTCTTCGTGTATTTGATCTTTTACATTCATGGTTAAAAATTTGGTGCTAAGATAGCTTGTGAGAATTGTTTTTGTTTGTGCTCAAAGGAGGAATTAACATTTTTTGTAAGTTGAACGTGAAGCTCTTTAGCTTTTTCGGTTTTTTGCTGAATAGTGTCCAATACCCTTTGTTGGCCATCAGAAACAACAAGGTCAACAGTCACACTTCTTTTTTGCCCAAATCTCCAAAACCTTCTTATTGCCTGGTAGTATTGTTCGTAACTCCATGTTGGGAAAAACACAGAATGATTGCAGTGCTGCCAGTTTAGCCCCATCCCGGTCATTTTAGCCTTAGTGATTATCCTTTCAATGTTTCCGTTTGCGAAATTCATAAGGATCTCTTCTTTTTTGTCAATGGACATAGACCCTCGTATTTCTACTGCTTCATTGTCCAGTTTTGCCAATAAATCGCTTTCATCATTTCGGTTTACCCAATAAACAGAAACCTTATCCTTTGCAAGAAGCACCGCCTTTTCGGCTCGTTCAGTAACGGTTTGCTTTTGCTCGTGTCTGATTTCGTGGAAGTTTTTTGCAATTATATTAAACATTTGTATTTGTCCGTCCACGGCAATAGTAGATGTGTTTCTTACCGTGTGTTTGTTTATGAGCAATTCCGGAAGATTATACCCGTCATTAGAAAACCCAATATCAGATGGCATTTTTACCATTATTGACCACTGATTTACCCATGCGAAAAAGTCTTTTTCAGCATGTGGTTTTAGGTAAAACTTTTCACCGATGTTTCTATTGGTGCTATCAACGCTGTTTTGATTGTTCTTGAAGAACTTGCCCAGCATATCCATGTACCCCATATATCCAAGAGCTTCAGAGCTTGTGCCCAACTCTATAAAATCGTTTGGCGATGGGGTCGCGGTACTTAAAAATCTATATGGCAGCTTTTTAACAAAAGCCGTTATTTGGCCCTTTATTTTACCGTCGAAATTTTTCAGTATTGATGATTCATCACATATTACCCCAATGAAGTCTTTAGGCTTAAAATAATGAAGTCGCTCGTAATTGCATATCACTATTTTCTTTGTGTGGATTCCGTCTTTTGAATACTCAACATCTCCGACGCCAATTTTTTCAGCTTCTAAAATGAATTGAAACGCAACTGCCAGGGGGGTCAATATGAGTACCTTTTTATTGGTTTTCCTTACGATGTTTTCAGCTATCGAAAGTTGAATGAGTGTTTTACCTAATCCAGTGTCGCAAAATATACCCATTCTGCCCTTAAGTACTGCTGTCTCAATTATTTTTCTTTGAAAGTCAAATGCGATTTCAGGTATAAAACTTGCCTCAAAACCGAAGTTGCCTATACTGTGTTTCTTTGCTTCCAGAAACTTTTCATACTCTGTCATTTCTTCTTTTTTACAAATATCGGTTATGGAATTGATCGAATTACCCTTTTAACATTATTTGGGTTTTAGGATTCAAAAGCCTATATTCTGCCAGTATTACCCTTGCGGTAAGCGCTTCAATGTCCTCTTGCGGCACCTCAAATTCAAAGGTTTCAAGTGATTTGTAAGCTTCGCAGTTATCGGGAATGTATGGCAATTCTTCGTCGTCAGAATCCAAGATAAAACGGCATCGGTGTAGTTCCGGCCCTTCTGGTGCATTTGGCCCGTTCATCCAATCCCTTATTTTTTCCAGATCCTTTTTATGGGGCATAAATAAAATGCTTTCGGCCCTCGTTACGCCGTGAATGCAAGCGTTTGAAACCAATTGCCAGTATTCAACGGGGTATTCACTTTTGAATAGCGAAACGCTTTGCTCATGAAGCACATCGGCCAATTTCGTAAAGTTGTCAGGTTCATAAGATTTAACATCGCCTACTTTTACAGCGACCTGAAGTAAATCCGTTGTTCCGGCCCAATAAGAATGAACCGGGTGGACGCTGGTGTTTTTACCGTGGTGCTCGTAGTTATATCCCAACATATCAAACAAAACCCATGCTTCCATTAATTGACCCCATGCGGTTGATCGGTTGCCTTTGCCTAAATCCATTGATCGGCCCAATTTTCGCTCCCTTCGTTTTTGGTCAACGTAGGTTTCAAATAGCACGCCCGGCTCACCTGCTTTTTTACCATTTGACATTAACTTGCTCATTTGGCTTGAGGTGAATCGGCCTACTCTATTATTGTTTTCAAACATCGCTTAAGGATTTTAGCTGGGTAATTGCTTTGGAGTAAAGATTCAACTCTTTGTTCGATATAACGCGCGAAATACCCTCGCGATCCTCTTCTGGTAACTTGTCTCCAAATTTCAAAAACAGTTCTGTGAGTTCTTCGGTTCGGTCAACTTTCGCGGTTTTGCCCTTAAACGACTCATCAACCGTGGTATCTCCATCTTTAATTGCCTGACCAATTCCAATAAGCACTGCGATGTCGGCGGCTGTTATGTGTGAAACGGTTGCTTTTCCGATTACCGATAAAACTTGGGCCTCAGTTATTCCATAAGCTTCAACCATCCCGTTGACCACTTTTGTCCTTTTTGCGATTAACTTTGTTTCATCGCTCAAGTCTCCTGTGATCGTTTGCAGTGCCGCGTTATAAGCATTCGTCACGACTGATTTTGGAATTACCGAAAATATTGCATTTCGCAAGGCAATTGAATTTGACGCGTTGCCAGTAACGGTTATCATATCTTCATTCATCCGTCCTGATCTGGTCAGAATTGATTTTTTGACGGTGGCTTTTATTGCCACGTTGTTTTCCAAATCCCAGCAGATTCCCTCCGATGTAACGCGCTTGCCATCTACTTCAACAACCCTTGCTTCGGCGCGAATGTTCCCCCATGTTTGGGCAAGTATTTTAGCAAGGTGAATCGATGGCCCCGTGATGGCTTTACCTGCTCTTGGTACGGCATAGGTACAAGTGGCGGCTGTTTCTTTGTCCATTGTGACGATGGTTAAAGCGTTTTCTATGCACTTTCGGACGTTTCGCGGGTATTGCTTCGCTGTGCTTACTTGAACGTCTACTGCTGCTCTGTCGCCGTCGTACTGGCTTACTTCTGTGATTGTTTCAATCGTTAATTCTGTGCTCATTTGGTTTTTTGTTTTAATGGTAGTGATTTGAGAAACTTAATCATTTCATCGAGTTTTTTTTCTGATTGGATTAGTTGATCATCCATTATATAGGATTTGTCTGAAAATAAATACAGTGATTCATTGTAAATCAGTCGGTCGTATATTGTTTTTGATTCCGATACCTGTAAAGTTAATTGGTCTACATGCCCGGCATAGTTGCAAAAAATACATGCGATTGTTTTTGGATTCAACCTGATCGCTATGTTTGATATTAAGCAAGCCTTTTTTTGTATGGCCTTCAATTGCTCGTCAATGGTGTTTTCTGTGCTCATTTGGTTTAAATAAATGCGCGTTAAAGATGCGCGCCCCCTTGGATAAATTTACAAAACTTGCCCCGTTGCCCAATCCTTAAAACTGTTAAACTTTGCTTGAATTACGTTGATTATGGGCTGGTTTTCATCGCTTACCGTGCCTGTCATTTCAGGAAGTTCAAACGATTCAATCCATTGCTTAATCCGCTTCTGTTCTGGAGCTTTTGCGGCCTTTGCAATGGCTGCGGCTTCGGCCTTTTCCTTTGCTATTTGGTCAGCTTCTCGCTTTGCTTCGGCTTGTTTTTGCGCCTGGATTTCAGCTTCTGCTTTTTCACGGGCTTCTCGTTCGGCATGAATTTTGGCATTGGCTACATCGCGCACTTTTTGTAAAAGTGCCTCTTGCTTTTTACGCTCCAAATCACGGGTTTTTTGATATTCAATTTCTTTTTTGTCAGCGATATATCGCTCTTGAACCCGTGCCTTTTGAAAAGCATCGGCTTCTGCTCTCAATCGAATGTTTTCCAGTTTTTGTACTTCACGGGCTTCAGCTTCCTTGTGTTCCGCTTTAAGTCTTTCATCTTCGGCTTTTTTTTCCGCTGCAAGTTTTGATTCATGCGCGGCTTTGGCCCCTGAAAGCATGTGCCCGAAAACTTCATCCTGCATAACTCCGAGCATCGCGGGTTCCGATTCCATGTATGGGGCCAATTCAGCCCACCTTACGGCTCGTAACGTCTCAATTTTGGCGGCTTCAATCCTAGCTGCCTCATGTTCAATTTCGGAAAGTTTGTCCTCATTGCCCTGTGATGCGAAGATTTGCGCGTTTTTCCAGCCGTCAACATAACGCCCCCCTGCCAGATAAAAGGCTTTTTGCAGTTTGTGGATTTCAGCGGTGCCGGTGCGAACTTTCACGTATTTCAATCGGCATTCTTTAGCAGCAGCGACCTTTTCAGGCCCTGAATCCAAGCAAATGACCGCGTTAAATTCTATCTCAAGTTCCTGCATTTTGTCCAGCATCGGTTGAAACTGTGCTGCAATCTGAGCGGCTTTTTTCTCTTCAAGACCGTATTCTTTGTGGTCAATTTTTACGATTTCATTCATTTGGTTTGTGTTATTTGGGTTAAAGATTTAGGGTTTGTGATTTGCCTTTTAGAAAGTCGATAAGGGCTTCGGGGTTTGCGTGAACCAAGCCTATGTAAAATTCAATTGGTGAATAGTGCGTTCGGTTACTGCCTTCTGTAAATGTTTTCCTGTTCGCTTGGGCAAATTCGCTGAGTCCTATTGAATATGCATGCGCGCACTTATTAAGTAATTCTTCGGCTCTGGGTGAATAACAACTACCTGTCATTTGCCCGTAAGGGCAAAGATTATCAAACCAAGGGGATAGTTTCTTAAAATCTAACCTTTCCAGTTCTTCTGGGGTAGCGTGAATTTTCAGCTTTTCAGCTTCTTCTTTTACAAGCGCCTTTAATTTGTCTGTGATCATTTCGGTTGTATTTCGTTTAAGCAAATATACGTCGGGCGCTCCAAATCTAAAAGCCAAAAACTGTTAAAAGATTAAATATTTTAAAATTGTGATTGGTTTAAAGTTTTTACCTAAGTTTGCCCAAATAAATCTACAATGGAATCAATCCCTATTTCAGTATTAACGGTGAAGCAATACGCTAAAGATCAAAATATCAGCGTTCAAGCCGTTTATTCACGCATTAAAAAAGGCAAAGTTAAGTTTCGCAAAATCGGGTCACTGCATCTGATCGAAGCGTAATTTTCCAATCTCATTTATTTTAAAGCATTAAACATGGCAGAAGGCAAAAAATCATTCACCGCTTATTGCGATTGGCATCTCACTATGTCCAAATTAACGGATGAAGAGGCTGGGAAATTGATGAAAATGCTATTTTCCTATGTCAATGATTTAAGTCCAGAACCACCTGATCGGCTGACTGAATTGCTTTTTGAACCCATCAAAACCACCTTAAAAAGGGATTTGAAAAAATGGGAAAGCAAGTCTAAGACAAATAGTTACAATGGAAGTAAAGGTGGTAGACCAAAAAAAGCGACCGAAAGCGAACCAAACCCAAATAAACCGAACGCTTTATTTGAAAACCCAAAAGAACCCAGTGGGTTTTTTAATAACCCAGAAAAACCCGTTAGAGTAAGTGTTAGTGTAAGAGATAGAGTAAGAGAAAGGGATAAAGAAAAAAAAGATGATAGTACTTCTGCGAAAATAAAAATTTTCACAGCAGATGTTCAAAATTGCTTTTCTGAAATCTTAAAATCTTTCGATTCGCATTTACACCCTAAAACCGAAAAGCAAAAAAACGACTGGTTAAAAACCGTTGATGATTTGAATCGAATCGATGGGCACCCGTTTGAAGTCATTTTTGAGGTCGTAAAACACATTCGCGCTGACTCATTTTGGGCTAAAAACTTTTTGTCATTAACCAAACTCAGGGCTAAAAACAAAGACGGCGTTCAGTTTTTCATAGTCTTTGCCGAACATTTAAAATCCACAAATTCAAAATTTAGAAAGAATGAACCAATTATCTCAGAATCAGAATTTAACGAAATGTGCGCCCGAAATTCAGCCAGTGGTTAGGAATTTTCAGGGTGAATTATGCCTGGTTGATGGCGCCGAACAAGCAAGTTATTCAACTGTCAGCGTGATGATTGCAAAACTTGAAACGGCTTTTCCGCGAATGGAGAAAGCGTTTTTTAAAACTTTGACCGAGGCCCTTGTGAGAAACGGATTAACTGAAAACGATTGTAAGGCCGTTTTTATAGGGGTCGTGGACAGCTGCCAGTACAATACCTTAACAATTGCCCAAGTGCTGAAATTTCGGCCTAAGAATCGAATTTACCCCTATTCAGAGGCCCTAGAAATTGTTCACGAAAAGAACCGGGGCCTTTTGGAGGTGTTTGAGAGGGTGCATGGCGAAGCCCAATTTTATACTTTGAAGGATTCCTAAATTTTGTTAATTCATTAAAACCAACCTATCAAAGCCTTAAATTTGAAACCTAAACCAACAGAAATGAAAAACGAATTACATCAATTTCCTAACGAGCTATATAGAAATATTGCAAAATCAACCTCACCAGAAATGACCAAAGACAAAGCAAAAATCTTAGCAAATTGCTTTACCGAAATAGGCAAACAAAACCATGTTATGCCTGACGACAAAGCAAAAATCTTCGATCGAATTACCCAAAAGGTAGCCAAGAAAAACCAAGAAATGATTGACGGCATGAGCAATAACCCGCTTATGACCCACAAATTTGAGATTGATAAAATCGTTCAGGACTTGATTTTGTACAGCGACCACGAGCAGCAAAACGCCATTCTGTTTGAAATTAAGAGGCGGTTGATTGAAAATAGACAGAGCAAAATCCAGTTCAACAACGATCAATCTGAGAAAATCACAAAGTCAATCGAGGATTTGCAGGGAATTTTTAACGAAAAAGATTAAATTTGACCCATGCCGATTTGCGAAGCCATTGATTTAGGTGAATTTGATTCCTGTGAACCTGTTATAATTGACGGATTTGAATCGGATTTATTGCTTCATAACACTGTGACAAATTGGGAATGCACATTTCCGAATGGCGTTTTTGGCTTGCTTTTAATCGGTACATACACATTTAATTTTGCAGGTAACTTGTACATATTTTCGGTTGTATGAAATGCGATAAAATTAGGTCATGTCACGGTTCATGGGTGAAAAAGAGGTTTTGGAATAAGCCACAGGGGGGTGGGCCAACTCCACCGCCTTCAATTGCCCTTGGTTACGGATTGCTCTATAATTGGTACGCAGCAACTGATGCAAGGGGTGTTGCTCCGAGTGGGTTTCGGGTGCCGACTAATGCGGACTACACGTCACTAAGGACATTTTTAGGCGGCACTGCGGTTGCGGGTGGTAAAATGAAATCTACCCGGACTTCGCCAACAGCGCAACCAAGATGGGATACTCCAAATGCAGGGGCAACGGATGATTTTGAATTTAGAGCATTCCCATCAGGTGTAAGGGGGTTTAATGGAGCTTTTACCAATCTTGGATATGGAATTGATTTATTGAGTTCAGACAGTGTTGGAAATACTGTTTTATGGGGTATAGCCGCTGATACCGCTCAATTTTTTACAAACTCATTTTTTGTAGCTAGAGGTTACGGCAGATCAATTCGCGGTGTTTCTGATTCCCTACCCCCAACACCCACCGTCACCGATGCCGATGGAAATCTTTACACGTGGGTGCAAATAGGTTCGCAGTATTGGCTACAACAATCGCTCAGAACAACGAAATACAATAACGGTGACAGCATTCCAACAGGGCAAGATAACGCTACATGGGCCGCATTAACCACGGGTGCATGGGCATACGTAAACGGTGATTCAAGTCTTCCAATATGACAATAGTAATTTCCCTTTTAGGGCTGATCGCGTTCGTTTTTGGTGTGTCCGTGGTCATTGACGGGTACTTTGAGTTCTTTGGTGATGAAAACAGCAAGGAACGCTTTTACAATCACAGGCAACCAAAGGGCGAATCTTATGATTGGACTGACCGCCCTTTATGGCAAAAATTCATCTTGAAACCTACGATATATTGCAATGTTTGTATGTCTAGTTTTTGGGGTACGGTGTACTATTGGCTATTGCTACAAGGTGATTCATGGCGGCATTGGATAGTTTTCTGCGTCGTGTGTGCTGGGGCTATTTGGTTGATAAATCACATCGTAAAAGCCATTGATCGGAATGCTTAATTTCATCCGCAAACTCGCTGCAAAGCAACTGATTTCAGAGAGAAACAAGCCGCAATCCGTAAAAGATTTGGACTTCGTTTTTGTTGATTCCGACGGCAATAGATACTACTCATGGCAGGATTTAACTCAAATACCACTTGTCAGAAATGTAAAATTGCTCACATTTTTGGAATTTGACGCGGCTAAAATTGCACCAAAATCACTGCGAAACATAGCCGAAAACATAGCGAAATTCAATCTTGATATTCCAAATCAATCCGAGCAAAAGAAGCGTGTAGAGGCTCATTCTAAGATAGCCCACCTGTGCAGTGAATTGCTATTCCGCGAAGAGTATGTAACCCCTGAAGAAACGTTTTATAACATTGCGGCATTAATCATTGTCCGTGAAGATGAATCTCCAGACACTTTTAATCAAAGAACTTTTGACCAAAAAATGGGGGTTTTCCGCGCCGAAGCCGCCAAAGGAAACTCTTTTTTTTTGAAGTCACCGGTCATGATAAAGTTGTGGCCCTGGTTAACTGGTACAGAAGAGAGCTTGAGCATGCTTTCAAAGGCATGGATATTCGACCAGCGAAAAGAGATGGAACGGATCAAAATAATATCCGATCACGAGCAGCAAAAACAGAGCGCGACCAACTCGAAATGATTACCTTCGTCACCGGTGGACTTGATGCCCTGCAAAAGCCAACGGCGCATTATGTGGAATTGGTCAAGGTTTTCTGCCTGAAAAACAAACCTAAAAAGCGCACCGATGGCAGTGGAAATTCTGGAAATAAGGGCAAACATTGATGATATTGATGCGAAGCTAAAGCAGGTTAACGCATTACTTGTAGAAACAAATCGAAAAGCCGTTATCAATATTGACGGCAAAAAGGGATTTGACGAGGTACAAAAGGCCGCCAAAGAGACTGAAAAAGCGATTGACAAAGCTTCAGATTCCGCGAATAAAATGGGTCGGGATTTTGATCGCGCTGGTGTTGCCTTAGATAAAACAACTGACAAAGCAAAACAAACAGAAAAAGCTATTGACGGCGCAGGACGTGCGGTTGTTGATACCGGAAAAGCTGTCGTTGATACTGGAAAAGCGTTTGATGATACAACCGATAAAGCGAAAGAAACTGGTAGAGCGATAGTTGATACAGGGACGCAGGGTAAAAAAGCGGGTGAAGATATTGGAAAGGCCTATGAAACAGCTGGACAAAAACTAATCACAGCCGAAGCAAAATTAACCCAAATATCAAACACCCTTCGTGAACAGGAGCAAATTACTAATGAGTTTAAAAAGGAACTTCTTACGCTTCAGCAGCGATACGAACAGTTAGGGAACAAGGGGAGTGGTGCCGGGTTTCGAATAAAGGCCCAAATGGATCAGCTTAATGCAGCCATAAAGGACCAAACGCAATCCGTGAAGGCATTAAAAAGTGAGCAGACACAACAAAAAGCGGTTGTTGCGAACTTAAAAAATCAGATAAAAGAAACAAAAAATCAGACCAAAGAAACTGAAAAATTAGGCGGCGCAATGGGTCGATTGATTCCGTTGGTTGCGGCTGCGTTTTCAGTGCAACGAATTATAGCGTTTGGAAAAGAGGCGATAATAGCGGCTGACGCAGCGGCGGGTATCACAATTGCTTTTAACAGAACCGGAAAATCAATTTTGGAACTACGCTCTGCAACGAGGGGCGCTATTTCAGATGTTGAGCTTATGAAAGCAGCGGTTAACGCGAAGAATTTAGGTGTTCCAATAAGTGAGCTTTCTGGACTCTTGGCTTTTGCGGCACAACGAGCGGGTGAAACAGGTCAAACAGTTGATGCCTTGGTCAACTCAATAGTGGTTGGATTGGGCCGAAAATCGACAAAGATTTTGGATGATTTAGGCATATCAGCACTTGAACTCAAGGAGGCTTTAGGCGATGTTTCGCTCGAGCAGGCTTCGGTTGCGCAATTAACCACGGCACTTAACAAGGTTATTGATCAACAATCTGATAGCACGGATTATCAAGCCTCAAGCATACAACAATTATCATCTGCTTATGATAATTTAACGGTGACAATCGGCAAAATGTTAAATACTTCTTCAGGCATTTCGTTGTTTGCTAAGGACGTGCAAAACCTTTCTACAGTGCTGGATACATCAACACTTACATCTTTTGAAAAAATAACTCTGCTTTTAGGCAATATTACTGTGCAAGGTCAATTGGCATTTAAAGCAGCCGCATTTGAAGCAGATGCCTTTGCGCGTTCAGTACAAGCCGGTAATGCAGATTTGAGTACAATGCTTTCTGAGCTTAAGCTTTTGAATGATGAGCTAAAGCAAACATTGCTTGGTGAAAATCAGTCAGCTATTTTGTTCGAATTAAAAGAGCAGATAAAAGCCTTAGATGAGCAAATTTTAAATGCTACTTCCATGGGTGAAATTTACACCCTAAACGCCCAACGAATCGGTGTTATTAATCAAATTAAAACCATTGAAAAGGGGCTTTCTGAGCAGGAATTAAGGATACAAACCGAGATAAATGCTCAACTAAGAATCCGCAACGGCCTTGAAGAAACAGGGGTTGACCCTACATTAGAAGGTGATTTTAATTTTGCGAACGATCCTTTTGATACAATAATTTCAGACGCCGAAAAGGTGACTCAAGGAGCGTTGGAAGTTTGGGAGAAATTCTACGATGAAGAACTGTTGCTGCAAGCGGATTCGATTTTAGCAAAACAAGAGGCTGACCAACGATACGCGGATTACAAATTGCAACTAGAGATGCAAACGCAGCAAGCCATAGGTGATTTACTTATGGCCGCCACAGCTTTTGCAGTAGCTATAGGTTCAGAAAACGCAGAGAACGCCAAAGCATTGGCAGCGTTTCAAGCTCTTTTAAGCGCGTTTGTGGCAATCAACAACGTCATGGCAAACCCTCAACTATTGTTTCCCGCAAACCTCATCGCATCTGCTGCAATAGGTGTTCAAGCGTTCGCAAACGTTGCAGCAATACAATCTCAAAGTGTGCCGTCGTTTTACAAGGGCACCGACTTCTTGGGGTTGAATGGCAATCCGAAAGGCAAAGACACAATTCCAATCTACGCGCATGAAGGGGAGGCAATTATACCTGCCTTTGAGAACGCCAAATATCCAGGCGCGACTACTGCGTTGGTTAATGGTGACTTTGACCGCTACTTGTCCGTTGAACACGTTATACCAGCCTTAAAAGCGCAAAAGAAACTGCAAGAGCGTGAACAAAATGAAGTCATGGCAACGGCTATTCGGGGAGTTGTCAAGGCCGAATTGAAAGACGACCGCATTGTAAACCGATTACAGCATTTGATTTATGCGAACGAAGAAATCGCCGAAGCAATGAAACGGAAACGCAGGAATCCTTATCGGGCGAACTATTAACATTTATTGGGTTTTTAGTCTATGCTTGAATCCTTAAATTTGGGCATGAATAAGACAGTCGAAAAACTACGGACATTTTTTAAAATAACGAATGCGGCTTTTGATTTTATGCAAGCCATTCAGTCAGCAACGAATACGCCTATTTTTGCAAATAAAATGCACCAACTGCATAAATTAGCACTAATTGAAATTGAAAAGGATGCCCCAAATTTAGCTTTTATTGATGCGCTACTGGCTGAAATGGAAGGTTTGGCAGAGATAAACAACACTTTAAAGCCAAGGTTTCCCAGTGGTGAGATTCCAGTAGGGGAATAAAAACATTAAATGTCCGTGGGTTCTCTAGGGGGGCTGACACGAGAACATCTAGCCCGTCATTTTTTTAAACGGCTCAAGAAACCTGAAATGGTGGAAACTTGTAATAAAATACAAGTACCGTGGAATGTCCCAAGACGGGGAATAACTGGACATCTAAGCCCCCCATTTTTTAACCAATCTTAGGGCTTTTTTGTTTACTTTCGCACTATGCCGGGATTCAATTTCTACATAGATGGTGCCCTGATTGACGAACCGGACGGGTTTCAAGACTTCACCGAAGAGCTATTTTTAGACAGCGAGAAGAGAATTTTAAGATTTGATTACCCTATTCAATTGACTTTTGTTGGCAATGGCCGCGATGCTCTTGAGGCGAAATACCAAGAAAATCTTAACTCATTCGTTACCCTTCAAATTCGAGACGACCGATTTAATGAAAACAAGCTTGTCGGTAATTGCATTATTCGCATGGTTGACTGTGAGTGGAATTTGAACAAGTTCACGGTTCTTTGCGACATTAACGACGCAACCTATCAAAGCCGCGTATTCAACAACCTTAAATCTGAGGTTTATTGTGGCGCAGAAAAAACGATTTCCGGCGAAGATATGCCGAAGATTTTACCGATTGAATTGGCTGTTTTCAATGTCAATTCAGGCGTTTACCTAGCCGACACCCGTAAAGCCTTTGATTTAAAAGACGTTTTTTCAATGGTCATTGCTTATTTGTCGGATAATACGGTTGGATTCGAATCAACATGGTACGATGAATTGCCCGGAAATGAACGGATAGCAATTGCTACCGGCTTAAATTTACGAACACCATCTTCGCCGCAAAACACCTTGGCAAGCCTGCAAAGACTCTTCGATAATGCTTGGAAAAAATACAACCTTTATTTGATAATAACGGATCCGCTCACAAATCCAATTTTGAGACTTGAAACAGCGGCCTATCTATTCCAGTCGGAAAACGTGATTCAAATTCAGAATGTTGCTGACCTTAAACGATCGCTTGATTTTGACCAAATGTATTCGACGGTGCGTCTTGGTTCAACAGAATTTATCCGGGATTACGATACAGCTTTTGGCTTGCCGTACTTCCAATTTTTTGGGTTTTCAGAAGAAACATACACCATCAGCGGCATAAACGGCGGGTCAAATGAACTCGATTTGGTGAGCAGCTACGTGATTGATACGAATGTGATTCAGGACATTGTGATGAATGGTAGCGATGAATACGACGACGACATGGTATTTGTTCAATATGATTTAGCAACATCGCAAGCGGTCCGGGGCTTATATTACCTTGATAGATTCCTGTATAACGAGCAACTATTGAACTCGAATGTCGCGCAAAGATTCAGCCTTTACGGTGATTTAATTCTCAATTCTGGCATACTCGATACCGATTTTCAAGCCGAACAAACCATTTCTTTACCCAACCAATCGTTTTTAAGTCTTGTTCCACAATTTCCGTCTTCAACGGTTATCCGCGACGAAGCCCCGTGGCCTTATGATGATGATTCAACGCCACCAAATTTTGATGAGGACAATGCCTACGACCCTGCAACATTCAAATATACCGCCCCTTATTCTGGAATTTACCGCTTTTTTGCGTCTGTTATTTGTGAAACAACCGCGCTTAATTTAAACGTGTTACGTTATTCTATAAGGCTTGATAAGTTTCGTTTTGCTATTGGAGATGGAACATTTGAACAACCTGTTTTTATTGCCTTGACGCAGGAAATTAACGGCAACCCGCTCACTCAGCTTATTTCAGTTAGTCAAACGTTTCAAATCCCGCCTGAATTAGGTTATAAATTTACCTTGTATGCCGAAAAAAGTATATTTCTAGTAGTAGGAGAAACAATTGAAGTTGAAGCAAAATTTTTTGGTAGCGTAAGCAATGGTGTTATTTTTGACGAATCACCACAAATCTTAGGCTTAAATTTTCAAGGTGGCAGATTTGGAACAATTGAAACGCCAACTTCAGGCGGTGACTGGCAAACCTTCGACCCTAATTCAGCTTTTGTAAACATATACTCCGCTGTAAAATTAGGCATTGAAGAAAGTGAATGGGAAGCTGTTCGCGTCAATCCAGTGGTTCAATTCAATCTTGACACCGGAAACAATGACCCGCGAATTGCATACGGAAAAAGAATAAGCCGTAACTTTGAAACGGGAGAAACAGAAATTGAGTTACTTTACAATCGAAAGCAACAGAATATATGACACCGGTAAGAATGCAGCCGATTGAGTTTTTACCTACTACGACGGACGGCGACGGTGTATTTGCTATTCCTGTTTTGCCAAGTTGTTGCCCCCCTGAGATTTTCAGCCAAAAGGTATTTCCAAACGACATTATCAATTTTCAATTTATTTTACCTCCTTGCTTGGGCGTTGAAAATACTATTTTGAATCCAGCTTTTACTGACGGGACAGAATTTGTACAGGCTAATTGGCTTGTCGGGCCTTCTGACTTTCCTGGTTTTTGGGTAGAATTTGACGCTAACGGCGCCTTAATGAAGTTTAACGCTAGCTCAATCGAACAAAGCAATGTTGCAATTGTAGCTGGTGATTACTACCTATTGCAAATCAGAGTTTTTGTCAATTCAACAAATGGTATCGCTGGTTCTGTTTTAAACGTGCTTGGATTTGAAGAGTTGATTTCATTTTCTGCGATAACCGGTCTGCATAGTTTTTATGTTCGGGCGTTGCCCGGTGAAACTATTAAGATTTTTCAATCAGACTGGATTCCCAATGAGAGTACAAGACCACACATTGGTGAGGTAATTTTGAGCAGAATTGAAATACCTGACATTGTTGTAACCGATGTTCACGGCACCACTATCGCAGCGGGAACCCCAAGCTTTGATTTTGCACCACCTTTTTTCAATGTGAATTATCAAGCGGTTGATGAGGCGGTGGACTTAGGGTGTTTTAGATTGGTGCTTTACCGAGATTGTGAAGCGCCATTTATCAGCGAGGCATTTGAAGTGATTCCTGTTGACTTTTGCCATATTTACATAGGGCAATGCGACAATTCTAATATTCATGACGGGCAACTTTATGGACGTTTTGAGGCATTTGTTGTCAATGATCAAAAACCAGAAATAGACAAGTTTGCAACCCGTGATTCAAAGGGCCGTTACCGCATGAATTATTCAAACATGGTGCGGGTGTTTTCGCTTTACATCGAAGCGATACCGGCTCACAAACGAGATTTTATAAATTGGCTGGCCGCATCAAATACGGTAGCAATTAAGCTGAACGGACAGCCAACAGAAGAGTATTTTGTGATTAACGAACCCGAAGCCCCTGAATTTGCAGATAAGGATTACGGGCTTGCTCCAATGAAATTGAGCATTGTTCATAAAGAAGAATTGAACGAGCACATTTATAGGGGCGATTGTCAGGTATTTTTACCACCGTTAATTTTGGGTGAACGCAAAACAAACATCGCTATAAAGGCGGGAACAGACACAGTAATTGAAGTAAAATAATAGCCATGAGCCAATTTACACTTGTTGATATTCAAGATTTAACCGAGTCTTTTTCCAAGGATGAAGGCATGTTTTACGCGGTTGCGGTGCCCGTGGGTGCTGGCGCGTTCGTTCTTCGGAAACTAAGCAAAGAAAACCTGTTCAAGCTTCAAGGCCAAGACATAAACTTTGCAACGGTTGCAGGGGAAAACGACATTATCAGTTTCGACGGTGCCCCAGACCTAAACAAAGTCGTCTACTCAAATAATGGGAGCACTGGTGTTTTACGGTTAAAAGTTGGTGCAGCTGGTGTTTCTGCAAACGGAACATCAAACGCGGTTGAAATGACTGCTGAAGGTGAGTTACGGGCTGGAGGCGCTACGCTTGATGCTAATTTTCGGCTATGGGAGGACGGAGAGGCTTTCGATTATTCCGCTCGTGACCTTGAGCAAAATATTGTGCTTGACGTCGCAGCGGTAACGGGCGCCACAACAACAGCGGCGGTTGTGAGACAGTCAATTGTTTATCTTGAAGTCGCAGGCACAATTGCAACGCATGAGGTTGTTTTTCCATCACCCGCAAAAATCGGTTACACTTTTGAATTTGTTGTTACGGGTACAATTACTGCGATTACAATGGAGGCAGGCATCGCAACTGTTCGAGACCCTTTAACAACTGCAACGAATGAGGGAGCAAAATGGGTTCGTGTTCTTTTAGGGGCAGACCCGACATGGATACGCATGTATAGATTTTAATGTTCTCTCAATAATTTTTCATAAATTCGTAGCGCACACGATATGGCGGCTGGCATCCGATTTGCCAACAATTTTTATACTCAAACAAAATGAGTTATTGCCAAACAGCACTTGATCCGTATAGTGAAAACTTATGCGAGGAAAGTTTCGGCGGCGGTATTTCAGCCATTGTGTTTTTTCCGAACTACCTGCCCGTAAATCCTTCGGACGGTGTAGAAATTCAGGAAATGATCAACCTTGGTGAAGCAATACGCGCCAAAGATGTGAAAATCGGACTTCCAGAAGCAAGTGGAGTAACCCGAACATCTTACATTTCTTGCAAAGTTGACCCGACAATTACCTATGACCGCACATTTACCTTGATGGATCAAAATGTAATTGAAGCGAATGTTGCATTTTACAACTCACTGAAGCGTCGAACTTCGATCGCTGGAGCATTGTTGTACGAATGCGATGCAGACCGCGTGACTTTCGTAACCGATTCAATTTCGGTTTCTGGAAGCCGTTTGGTGGCAGATGATAGGACAGATTCTCAGCATTTTTCTATGCTTGGTTCATGGAGAAATATTGACGACCCAAGTATTTTTGCTGCACCTGCAAACATTTTTTAACCCTAAGAGGCCCTGAAATATGGGCCTTTTTTTAATTCAAGTTTATGATTTTAGAGGTAGAATGTTTTCACTCGAATGAAGGTCTTGTTCAAGAACAAATCGAAACGTTTGGCAAAGCAATTGTCGAGTTAAGAGAATGGAAACAGCCGGTATCGTTTTTAGTAGAATCGATTGATCGAATTGAACCGTACGAAAATCATCCCGAAAGATCAGTTGTTTACCTCCAAAGTGGTAGTGTTTTTTTGGTGCATCTACCATATTTATCACTCCGTATGGTATGGTGTGAGCACGACACTTTCTTATCAATGACACCTGAATCACTCACTAAAAAAGAAGCAGTTGAAAAGTAAGGGCGTCATATTATTGGCTTTTGGTTCACGCGAATACGTATTTTTCGCTGGACAAATGGCGTTGAGTATTCGCTACTACAACCCTGACGTTTTGATTTCTATCATTGGAGACGGTCATTTGGGTTATTTAACCGAGCAATATAAGGGCCTGTTCGACAAGGTTATTGAGCTTGAGAAAGAGGATTACTTTACCAAAAACAAAATAGACCCCGGCAAAGCCAAAATCAATCTTATCAAATATTTGCCCTATGACCAAAACATTTATTTCGATGTTGACGGTCTTTGCATAAAGGATATTTCCAAGCTGTTTGAAATCGATAAATTCTATGCAACTGAAGTGGTTGGGAGAGGCGGTGTGAATGACGAAATTAACTACGCCTGGTGGGCAACCAATGAAAAAATTTGGGAGTATTTCAGTCTTTCAGAAGATCAAAAGTACTCCAGCATCCAAAGCAGTTTTGCTATTTTCAATAAGGGAAAAGAACTTGATGAATTTTACCAGCGGCTTTTGCAGAATTTTGAGTTTCCTATGGCTGACCTTATGAACCATTGGGGCGGCACTGTTCCCGATGAATTGGTGTTTGCCGGGAGTTGTGCGCAAATTAACCATGACCCTGATTGCGGTCTGCCAGTCGTGTTTTTTGGGCATAAGCTTTACCCTGACACTTTGATGGAGATTCAAGAAAAGTACTGCATTTTATCAATGTACGGCGCTGGATCTGCAAGCGGAAAGAGTCAACCGCTCGTTAGGGGCCGATACCGAGATTGGTACGATAGGCTGATAAGCGACATTTGCCGCCGCACGAAGTTCCCGCAAATTGGGAAAATTCACGCACTTTCAAAAACCAAACACGTCAACGGATGATAAGCCTGAACATAGCCACGCACAAAGCGCGGGAGCCTTTTTTAAGGGCTTGTCTCGAGTCAATCGAAAAGCAAAATACCTTGCCAGATGTGGTGAATATTTGCTTCAATGACGTGATGCCCTATGCTTGGCTAAATGAAATCAAGCTCAATATTAATGCCTTGATCCCAGCTGAGGATACTGGGGCCGCTGGTAAATTTGCCAATGTTGAGAAGCAAAAATCGGGAGTTTATATTACGATTGACGACGATTTGATTGCAGATAAAGGGTATATCGGCTACATGGCAGATATGGCCTATTTGCACCCGGATTCAATCGTAGGGTTGCATGGTAGTAGGTACGCGAAATATCCAATAGAAAGCTATTACAACGACAATGGAAGGTTAATTTTCTACTGCTATCACGAAAAGCGGGAGACCGGTTATGTTGACATGTTGGGCACCGGCGCAATTGCTACATGCGTGAAAAACGCGCCGCAATTAAACCAGTTTGCTTTTGTAAACGCAACCGACCCTTCCCTGTGCTTTTACGCACATAAACATAATATCCCGCTGATTTGTCTGCAACGCGCGCATGGATTTGTCAAAGAACAGCCAGGCAGTCAAGATTCAGCTATTTGGAAAACGGTCGCAAAGGATGATTCTGAACAAACCAAAATCATTAATTCAATTGGTTCGGCCTGTTGGGTTACAGATTATATTTACAAAAAGCCCCAATATCATTTCGGCGATGCTTCGATTGAATGGGGCCATATCAAAGCAATTGCCAGTGTGATTGAACCAAAAAGTATTGTTGTTGAATTTGGCAGTGGCCGATCAACACCCTACCTGCATGAATTTTCGGGTGATTTGGTTTCATTCGAGCACGACCTAAAATTCAAGACGGACTTAAACGATTTCAGGCCGCTGACCATTCATGGCTGGTATTCGCTTAACCGATACGACAAGCAGCACATAGCACTTTCAGATGTTGTAGTGATAGACGGGCCGTATGGCGTTGACGGAGGCCGATACAAAATGCCTGACGAAATAATTGAGTCTTTCAAAAAGGAAGCGATTATCTTTGTTGACGACTGCCAGCGGGAAAAGGACATGGCTTTTGCTGAACGAATTGCAAAAATCACAGGCAAAACGATTGAAAAGCTGAAAGGAACGAAAAAAATAATGTGTAAAATCTCTTAAATATGTGTTGCGGAAAACCTAAACCAAGACCAGGAGTTAAGCCAAAGCCTAAACCCTACCCAAGACCAAAACAATGACACCTGAAGAATTTACCATTAAGTGTACTGAGCTTTCAAAAATGGCTCATGAAGCCGAAGGAAACCCAACAAAACCTTCAGGGAAATTGCCTGAATATTATATTGGTTACACCTTGCTCGTGAAAGAGTACGATCAAGCGCGCATACACGCCTATGGTGAATTTCCTGCCCATCTATTCGCAGCCAACAAACCACTGCAAACCGATGATGAATTTGCCTATGTAAAGGACACGTACCAACCGAAAACCAAGGACACGTATGTGAAGTTTTCAAACACGGTGCAAAGGTCTTTGATGAACGGTTTTATTGAGTTCCGCCAAGAAAAGGATTCAGATATTACCAAAGATTTCGAGCGATTTATTCGAGAAGGCATCGATACATACGATAATTTTCTTATTTTTTGTCAAGCGATGGTCAGCGATAAAGTGATTGACGCGAACGGAATTGTCGGAACATGGCCCACTTATGTGACCAATGAAGAGCTTGAAATTATAGGTTATGTGAATCCATATCCGGTAATCTACAACGTCAAGCAATTGGTCTGGTTTCAAAACGATGAATACATTGTTGAAACTTTGGAAAAAACCAATGTGCTTTACAACGGATCGCAACCGCAAAAAGTAGGTCGGACTTACCGTTATTTCGGAAAGGAATTTGTTTACGAAGCGGTTCAAGTTGGTAAGTTTGTTGATCACACCTTTGCAATATCTCAGGAATTTGAGCATTTGATAGGATTCACCCCAGCGCGGCGAATGATGGGAACGCCGAAAATCATTCAGAACAAACTATTTTACGACAGTACTTTTAATTTGGCGGTGCCACACTTGAATGATGCAGCGCTGGATTCCGCAAATTTGCTGATTATTAAGCAGAAAAACGTCTATCCGACCCGTGTAGTTGTGCGTGAAAAGTGTACATACCATGGCTCAGATGGCTCATGTGAAAAAGGTCTTATTACGGTTTTCAATGGCGAAGATAGGCCAACCACGAAAACGTGTACCAATTGCCGTGGTACAGGCTTCGATGGCATCTTTGGGCCTATGTCAGAACTGGTTGTCAATAGAACGCCGTCAGGTATTGATGATGAACGGAGCACGGGTGTAACCGCTCAAAACGCGATGGCCTATGTTTCGCCACCAATTGAAACACCTAAGTTCCTGTCTGAGCAAATCGATAAAGCAATCGAACGGGCACAGGACGTTTTGCATTTGAAATCCGAACCACGCGGTAGCGGCAACATAACCGCAACCGAAAAGGACAGGGATTCAAAGAACACTGAAGCGTTTATCAAGCCTATTTCAGATCAAATTTGGTTTCTTATTGACTACTTGATAAGCTGCATTGGAATCATGCGCTATGGTTCCGCGAACTACGAATTGCACAAGCCTACAATTATTACCCCGACTGATTTCGACCTTCTGAGTCCATCGGATTACTTGGAGCAAATTGGGAACGCAAAAGAGCGGAAATTGCCTTCTATTGTCATTCGGGATATGATTCACAACTACTTCGTTTCGGTTTCAAAAGACGACGCAGAACTATCAATGAGGTACGATGCGGTAATCAAAATTGATCGACTTCTTGGGGTTACAGCCGAAGAAATTGTAGTCATGTTGGCCCGAAATCTCATTCGCCCGGTTGACGTTGTGATTCACCAATCAATTCTGTATTTCATCGATATGGCTATCATGGAAAATGAGAAGTTTTTAAGCCTGTCAGACGCCGAAAAGAAAGCCATCATTGAAGGGTTGGCCGCTGCTGCGATTCCCGCACCCTCTGAAATTGAATTACCGGCTCCGGCGGTTTTTTAGGATTGATCAATCTACTTTGTTAGAATACTGGAACACTAATTGATTTGCAACGTGATTAAATTCCAGACTATTTTTATCTTCACCCGTGATTTTGTTATAAAAATGGGTGGGCATTATGTTTGCCAAGGCATGAATAAAATGAGTTAAATTATTCCCTTCCATTAATTCCTTTTGATCAATGTGAAATTCGCTATCTTTATTAAAGATTTCAGCAACCTTACCAGATAACATTGTTGCATATTCAATTTGCTTTTCCATTTTGTTTTATGTTTATTGGTTAAAAATACTCATTCCATTTTAATCGATTGAAATCTTACTCGCATAAATCATCCCTTAAATTCAAGGCAAAATTAAACCAGTAGATTTCGTTGTTGTCGTCCTCAATCATGAAAACGATTATTCCAACAATTGTAATTGATAAAAGCACAGTGGCTAAAAGCCATACTACAAGTACAATTGTGATTGCAAAATACTTCATTTGGGTGGTGTTTTATGATGTGATTGTTTTTTTGCTTCCGTTTGCCAAGGGGCAACGTAGTAATATTCAACTTTGTCTCTTAGTTCCCCGCCCCATCCCTCTTCAAAAGGAAACATTAATCTTTCCATTGCATCCCACAAGTCGTCACCAGTTACCCATGATTCAAAAGCCATAACAGGCATTTTACCGTCTTTATGGTGAAACGTGACGCAATCACTACTGTGGTTGTGGTGGCAATACAAATCTACTGTTTCCGTGCTTGCGTGTGCGCCTTCAACACTATATGTTGTTTTTACTCTTGTGTGGCTCATTTTGAAAAATCCAGTTTAAATTTTTTCGTTAAATCCCGCATGAAATCATGATAGCAGGCAACCTCTACATCTAATTGATGTCTGCGATCATCTGTATTTGAAAGGGTTTTCGCCTTACGAATGATTGATATTTCATTCCTGCATTTCACCACTTTATTTTGGTAGTGAAAATATAAATTGTACAGTAGTTCTCTTGTTTCCATTTTGTTTTATGTTTGTTGGCTAATCTACCAAAAAATCATGGACATTTGGATTACTTATTAATCCTTCAAGTAGCTCGCTTGACGTGCCAGTAACAATGCAAGTTATATGCGGATGGTGATTTTCGCAGAGCCATTTCATTAATGGCACACATGCTTTTTCAAATGTTTTCGGTTCATTGGCTTTTAGGTATCCTTCAAAAAGTTCTTTAAATGTCTGTGAACTTCCAGCATTACGCGGGTTCATAAATGGTTCTGATAATAAATATTCAAAACCTTTTCCTTTCAAATAGTCTTTTAATTCCATTTTAATGATTGTTTTTTAATTATGTTTTGCTACCCTTTACGGTGAATAGCCCAACCGTTACCGTTTTATTGATTTAAGATTAAATTTATTGGTTAAGATAGTGGCGTGGCTGTCAATATATGCTTTTAATTCCCTTAAAAAATTAATTGGCAATATAAAAGCATAGCTTTTTTGACACAGAACTATTTTTTTACCCGCTTCATTTTTTTTAATAATTCTCCCAGACATACCAGAAGTGGTTCTTGATCTTAAAAAAATTACGTAACCTTTATACAAAGTTTCAGACGTAGTTTCAACACCTGTTGCTATTTCTTTTTGCTTAAAATTATCAAAGGTTTTCGGAATATTCATTGTAATATTGTTAGGTTAAAAATACTCATTTCCTTCCATTTCAAAGGTGCTTTGTTCGGCTTGCGGTGTAAATATTCCGACCTCATTTAGCCTTTGAAGTTCACCGCTCCAATCCATTTCAATTTCGTGGCCGGGTACTCCGCTTCTCATTTTTGCGTTCAATCTGTATGCCTTTTTGTATGTAGAATTGCCATTTTCATCCTCAGTAATACCGTAATGTTCGGGCCGATACATGAAGTCAATCACATCGGCATCCTGTTCTATTTGGCCTGATTCTCGAAGGTCTGAAGTTATCGGTTTTTTATCACCTCCCCGCGTTTCAACCGATCGATTAAGTTGGCATAATGCAATTACGGGTACTTCTAATTCCTTGGACATTTGCTTGAGCGACATCGAAACCGCGCTGACATTCTCGTATGGTGTGTCTTTTCCCGATTCACCTAACTGTAAGTAATCCACAAATAGCGCGTCAAGTCCTTTTGTTGCCTTCCATAACATGCTATTCATGCGAATAATGTTCAATTTCTTGTTCTCGAAAATCTTAAACTTCTTTGTTCGTAACCACTTTGCGGCTGATTCCAATAGCTCAAGTGGCATTTTTTCCTTATTAATTTGGTTGACAGTCACCTTTAAATGCAGCGCCAATAGAATAGAAACAAGGCTTGCTCCAGGCATTTCAAGCGAGTGAATGACGACCGATAAGTTATTATTGAGCATGTGAAAAACCTCATTCATCATATTGGCGGTCTTACCCATGCCAGGCCGTCCGGCTATAATGATTAGTTCGCCCTTTTGATAGCCGCCTGAGACCTTATTATAGGTTGGTAAGAACGATTCAATGCCTGGTATTACACCTTGGTGAATGCGCTCTTGTTGCTGCCTTATTTCTTTGAGATAGTCCTCAGTTGACTTATCTCCAGACCGGGTGTTTGATTCAATAATTCCGTGAAGGGCGCCAACGGTTTTTTCAATGGTCTGGAAAATATCCTCAGTGTAGCACTCATGGACGGCCTCAGAAGTAATACGGATAGTTTCACGCGCCATGTGCTTTTGAAGTATCAGCCGTGAATGATATTCGATGTTGGCAGAACTAGCCACGCGATTAGTCAGATAACTGATGTAATAAGCTTTACCGACATCTTCAAGCTTTTTTAAATCCCTTAGTTTTTCCGTGACAGTAAGTATATCAATCGGGTTGCCTTCATCGGAAATCTGGCAAATAGCATCGTAAATAATGGCGTGTGCTGGCTTATAAAACGATTCAGGGGTGAGTAACCCGCGCACAATGCTGATTGCTCTTTTTTCAAGCATTAACGCGCCCAAAACACCCTCTTCTAACTCCACAGCCATTGGAGGCATGTTTCCCAATTCAAGCAAGGCATTTGGTTTTCTCATGGGGTAAAAATACAGTTTTGAAGCGTTGCCAAAAGTTAAAGAAAGTTAAAGAATTGATATGGATTGAATTGGGTTGTATATTTGAGGACTGAATAATTCATTAAACCAAAACACAAAATGGAACAAGTATTATCAAAAAGCTACACGTTAAGGGGTGAGCATGGCATATGGTTAGGTCAAATAGTTCTAACAAATGACGGCATGTTTGCATCCGTTACCGACTATGGGAATTTATCTTACGCTTGGCGCGCTTTTGGAAAAGAAGATTTTCGCTCGTTTATTGCAGCTATAAACATTGATTATTTCGGGCGAAAAATGCACACGGGTATGGCATATATTGTTCATAGCAAAAAATGCGAACAAGCCTGTCAACGCTTTGCAGAAAAAATACTGCCACCATTGCAGGCCTTATTGAAAATTGAACTTGCCGGCGGGGTGTCTTGGTAGGATATTTGAGGACTAAAGTTTTAACCTAAAAAACACAAACAAAATGAACCAGCTAAAACTAACAAATAAGGAGCTTTTAGAAATAGGGTTTGAAGAAAGCCAAAGCAAGGGCGACAAAATGAATGAAGCTAGAACCTACTTCAAAATAAAAACAGTAAACGGATATTTCTACTATAATCCAAAAGAAGGAATATACACTTGGTATCATAAGACGATAATTGGTAATGTTTCTAATGATATTCAGTTAGACTTAACCAGAAAAGCTGAGTTGTTCGTTTTATTAGCCTGTTTTAGGGTTAAGTTTAAAATGGTATTTTAGCACTAAAAACACAGCATGGGATTAAAAGTATTTAAAGATTTTTGCAAGAATTGTCTCTTATCAGAAGATAGAATAGTAAGTTCAAAAAGAGCAAAAGAAATTATAAAAAAGTGCGTACAAAGGCAAACGTATTTTATTTGCCATAAATCATCAATGAATGGTGGTGACGAAGTTGTTTGCTCGAAATTCTATAAGACAATTGGATATAAAAGCCAAATGGTTAGAATAGCGCAAAGATTGAACGCTTTGGAATTTGTAGATCAAGACGACAGTAAGAAACTACCAACCTATAAAGAAATGTCACCCCATCAACGGCCAGCCGTTCGCTATCTAAACAAGTTGCAGTAAAACAAGCGAAGGCGTTGCTTGATGAATTGGCAAAAGAAAACCTTTAACCTAAAAATTTACTATTTTTATCGCATTGTTGAGTACGTAAGGAAAGCGTTTTGCACTCAGGTTCGAATCCTGCACCCGCATCATAAATAAAAGGCCGTATCGCCTTAACAGAGAAAAACCCTATCATTAATTTGATGGGGTTTTTCGTTCTTAGAAATCTGCTATTTATTAAGCAGGAATCTAAAAATCAAGAATGCAAGAACTCCTAAGGCAACATAAACCCACCATTGCACAGCCTTCGAACTTTCCCCGCTGTGCGTATCAACTATTGTCCGCGTCCTTTTTTCTTGCACTGTAATCTTTTGGTTAAGCAGTTGAATAGTCTTTTCAAGCTCATCACATCGGGCCTCAGCGAACACACGCCCCAAGCTGTCCATGCTCATTCGTAGGCTGGCTTGGCCGCCGCTATTCACATAAACCGTTTGACCCTTGCGCATTTCTTGAACCAAGCTA